AAGTAAATAATTGTTATTTTTGAAGCTCAAACAAAGAAATTATGGGAATTTTCACAATTGCATTATTCACTGCAATAGGCTATTATATAATACTTTATAAATCTATAGGTAAAAAGAGATTAGCTAAAACACAGACTTTCTGGGATTTACTATTTACAATAGGCGTCCCCGTGCTTTTTATAGGCACATTTAGTGGATTAGCGACAGCAGTGATAGCAGGTGTGATATTCTCAATATTTACATCAATGACTCCTAAAAATTAATGGACAAGAAAAAGAAAAAAAGAAACAGATCCAGACTAAATGAAATTGTGGCTGAAATAGCACATGATTTAGGAATAGATAGAAAACTTGTCAGACAGGTGTTAGTACTCTTATTTAAAGAAATAGCAATAATACTAATTCTAAAGGGTAAGCCTGTTATGATAAGAAGATTTGTAAAATTTGTAATAGCAGTTAGAATAGCAAAGAAAATTAAAGAAACTATAAGTAAATTAAAAACAAAGAAAAAATGAATTTAGAAGATTTAAAGAAAGAACTACCATATAAATGGAGAGTTCAATCTACTAAGTATGGAAAAACAACTTGTGTAGCATATATAGACGCTAGAGATTGTCAAGATCTATTAGATGAAGTAGTAGGTCCAGAAAACTGGCAAAGTATGTTCTATGAAGAAAATGGTTTACTATTCTGTAAAGTAGGGGTATTTGTTGGGCTAGGTGGAGAAGACTATAAAAGAGTTATAGAAGGAGAAGGTTGGGTGTGGAAATCAGACACAGGATCTGAATCTAAAGTAGAAAAAGATAAAGGCCATGTATCAGATGCATTTAAACGCGCATGTGTATCATGGGGTATAGGTAGATTCTTATATAGATTACCAATACAAACTCTACAAACAAAACAATGGAAAGGTAAAGACTATCCATATGCTCCAGAGAAAGATAAAATTATATTTGATGGAGATACATTAACAAAATATATTAATTGGAAACTTAAAAATAATAAATAATGAAAGTATTACCATTTGACTTAGATGTCACAACAACACAAAGAGCTAAAGGAGAAAAAGTAGAATACATTACTCCAGGAGCGTATGAATGTAAAATTACAGGAATAACCACATCAGATCAATTAGATGAGTATAAGGGATCTCCATTTATACAATATGCTGTTACTAGTAATGGTAGGATAGGTAGATGTAGATTCTGGGCTGTAAAACAAACAGATAAACCATCCACACAAGAATGGAAAAAGAAACAAATGAAAGAATTTCTAGTAAACGCAGGAGTTAAAGATTTTAAAGATGATAGCAAAGCCATGAATGATGCTGTTGGTAAATCTCTAATGATTACATTTATATCGGAAGAATATATAGGTGTTAACAGAGATACACAAGAGCCTGTAATTAGAGAAGCTACAAAATATAGATGGTCAGCGAAAGAAGGTGAGAAATGCACCTACAATAACAGTATGAATCAGATATTAAAGGAAGTAGATATGGAGGAATTCAGAAGAAGACATTCAGACTGGACAAAAGCAAATGACATAGTGAATTCTAATACTGAAATAGACGATTCATTACCATTTTAGAAGGATATGAGAAATAGAGAGATAACAAATCCCTAGAGAATAAAAAGAGATAGTATGCTAGACATACTAGGGAGCTTTATTCCAAAGGGCGCAACTCTCTATTTTTTTATTATCTTTGCAAAATGGATACAATTTTCATAGCAGGGAATGTTCCATCTTCCAAGAATGGTAAGAGATGGACAGGTAAGTATCTAATTCATTCCAAGACAGTTATGAGATATATTAAAGAAAGTAAAGAAGACTATTTAGATAATAGAGATAAATTTATAGAGATGATAGAAGGAAAGGATTTACCACTAGATATAAGCTTTAAATTTATCAGAAATAGTAGAAGAAAGTTTGATTATATTAACCCAGCACAGACAGTGCAAGACTTAATGGTAAAGTATGATTATATTCAAGATGATAATTGTGTTTGTATTGTGCCTCATTTTGAGCGATACGAATACAATAAAGAAAAACCAGGAGTAATAATAAAAGTATTATGACAATAGATGAAGCAATAAATTTAATTGAAAGAGTTTCTAGAAGATTAGATATTAATTATAACAATCTTAAATCTAAATCTAGAAAAAGAAATTATGTAATGCAAAGAAGAGCATTTATGTATTTGCTTACAAATCAAGATATGACATCGTCACAAATAGGAAAGGTATTTAACCGAGATCATGCAACAGTATTAGCTAATAATACTAAACATAAACAAGATATTAAAATAGGATATGAAGACTACAAAGAAATTTTTGAAGATATTAAAAGAGAATTCATATTCAGAATACATACTGTTGACAATACAATTCAAACATTGTTAGAAATTATAACAGCTGAAAATGCATTAAGACATGATTCTCTTATTGACGAAAAGAGAAAAAGTAAAAAACTAGAAGAAGAAATTAAATATCTAAAAGATCAAGTTAACATATTAAATAAATAAAAATGAAAAGAAAAACAGCTAAGAAAAAAGAGACTATAAAGGTTCTAGGGAAAGATTATAAAGTAGATAAAACTATAGCTAATACTATAAAATCTTTAGCAGATGCATTACATTCACATGAAATTGCTCTTTTGACATGGAATCATAAATCATATAAAAAGAGAAAGACAAAAGATAAGACTGGATTTGAAGAAGCATTACATGAATATGTTCTTAGAATACCAGAAGCAGAGAAAATCTTAAAAAGAATGGAGGAACATGATGAGGAGTCAAAAAAATAGTTTATTTTTGTATTACTTTCTCGTTCGTAGTTTCATAGTACTTTGTTTTTGATTGCACTAACTCCTCTGATAGGGGGGGGGTTGGTGCTATATTTACTATTTATTATTATGAAAATATTAAAACACAATTTAACTCACGACAACTACTATCAAAATACAGATTATGTATCTAATAGTATGTTGAACAATCTAACTGGTAAATCACCAGAATACTTTAGATTCATGATGGATAATCCCCAAAGGGCTACACCAGCTATGAAATTTGGATCAGCATTTCACATGAATGTATTACAACCACAAGAATTTAATAAAAACTATGCTATATTTCCTAAGTTTGATAAACGTACTAAACAAGGTAAAGCAGACTATGCAGAATTTGTTAAATCTAATATGTTGAAAACTGTTGTATCTGAAAAAGACTATCATCTTATAGAACAGATGACAGATAAACTAATGAGAGATTCTGATGCTAAAACTTTAATAAGTAGAGGCGTTAAAGAACGTATCATTGTTTGGAACAATGAAGAATATGATATAAATTGTAAGGGAATGCTTGATATTTATAGAGAAGATTCAGGTATTATAGTAGATCTTAAAACAACACAAGATAGTAGCTATAATGGATTTGCAAGCTCTGTAAGGAAGTTTAGGTACTATAAGCAGGCTGCATTCTATTTAGACGCTGTAGGCGCTCAGGAGTTCTATATTGTAGCAATAGAGAAGAATCCTCCATTTAGCATAAATATTATACAGATTGGAGATGAACTATTAGACAAAGGAAGAGAACTCTATAATAGAGATCTAGAAGTCTATAAATACTGTACCGATAATGATTATTGGCCAGGAGAAGGTTTTGATTATCTTGACAAAGATTCAGAACGAACTATACATGTAATGAATGACGATATATTATGAGAACACCAAAAGGATCAGTAAAAGCATATGATGCAGAAGGTAATTTTATAGGATTTGTATTTAAAAATTTTTATGATAAAATTACTTATGATATCAGAAAAAAAGATAGAGAAGATAGAAAAAAACATAAAGAAAAAATGATGAAAAAGATAATGAGTGGAGAAATTAAAGATGCTATAAAATGAAAAATTCAGTAGTATTTGAAGGTGGTATTGATAAAGTTAGTACCTTAGCAGATGGTAGTTTAAGGGTGTACGTAGGTACCCCTGAACTATCTAATGAGACTATGGTAAGTGTATTTAGTTTAATCAAGAAGCCTGGATTTGTATTAATATCAGCTAATGCTATCAATCAAGATCAGATAGATGCAGTTGAGAAAGCAACAACAAACGCAGAGTTTAGTGAGAAGACTCCTAGTCAGAGAATGAGAGGAGTACTCTATAAGCTTTGGGAAAAAACACAGCCTAAAACCATGAATGGTGATGGTGAAATGGAATATGTAGATTTTGATTTATTCTACAAAAGACAGATGAATAAAATAATTGATCACTTTAAAACTAAATTAGACTAGAATGGAAAAAGAAAAACCCTCCCCTGAAGAACAATTAAAAGAATTAAGAAAAGAATTATTAAGTAAAGTAGAAGATAAACTATTGGATGAATATACATATTTTTATATGAATACAATACTTAGTCATACAGCCACATTAAAAATAAATTTTGATAATATAAAAGAATCTAAATAATGGCTATAAAGCAATTTATACACAGAGTTAATCCTCAAAAGAAAAGACCAGGAGTGCATTCTAAGAATGCCTCCCGTGGTCAAAATTCCTATAAAAAGAAATATCGTGGACAAGGAAAATAAATACTCTAAATATTATTGGGAAGTAGGCAGAAACGGATACGTTACTGACACTTCATATGATGAAAGAATACCAAGTTATTACATTGGGAAATACCACAAATACGAAGCTCGTAAAGTTATAGAAGATTTTGAACTAACTTATAATATTGGCACAGCAGTAACTTATTTATTGCGTGCTAATCGTAAACACGATACTCCTGTTGATTGTATTAAAAAAGCAATTGCACATTTGGAATTTGAATTAGATAACTTAAATAAAGAATAAATGGAATACATACATATAATACAGCCTTTAATAATAATAGGGGTTTCCTTCGGGGCAGGAGGAGTTTTAGGAGCGTTTTGGATGTTTTGCATAATGCTCAAAAATCAGAATCACTTAGAAAAAGAATTAGATTCTAAAAATGCGTTATTAGATTCATATATAAATGTATATGAAGATGATGATTATGAAGCGTATTAAAAAGAAAATCAAGTGGTTAAAACATTTGATTGGTCTTCATAATAAAAAATGCAAAAGAAGATTTTTCACAGAGAAAAATACCTATATTTGCCTTATAACTGGTGACAAATTTAAAAGAAGAAATTATGAGTTATTTAGAATTTTTAAAGAGAAGTAAGAATCACATAGATACACGTTGGGTGGTAAAATATAATAAAAAAGGCCTAGTTAAAGAAGTAAAACAAATTTATAAACCTTCTGAATATTATTCTCTTAATTTACATAAAGGCGAGAATTCAAGACCTTTACATAATAAGAATGCTTTAATTAAAATATTAGAAAATGATAAGGCAACAAGAGATCCGATTTTAAATGAATAATATTGTAGTTATATGGCCTTCAAAACTACCATCTAGGAGGATTATCTGGACAAGTAACGCTCTTTAATTTTGTCTTTAATTTCATAAAGCAGCCACATTTTTTACATTGTTTTGTAAGTTTAGTAAGGTGTTCACATTTCTTACATATTTCCCATCTTTTATCTGTTGTTTCTTTATCTGCAAACGTTTTCATACTTTTACATTATAATTAAGTATTCCTTGTAAACCGTTTTGTCTACTATAAATAAAAGCTTGAGCTTTTTTAATGTTTCCTATAAATCCTTTAGCGTCATGCCAGTAATCAGTTGCAGACATAGATGATAAGTTTCTAACGGTTATCCCGTTAAGCTCTTCTATAGCCTGCAGCTTCATGGCTTTATTAGTATGGAAATGACCTCTATGTACTTCTACATAATCTATATCACTCCACATATTCTTAAATCTTTGAGAAATAATACCTGGAAGATTTGCTGTTTTAGGTCCATCGCCATGATCTGATACAATTAAATTGTTGCCATAAGGTATAGCTTTCATTAAACAATCATTGTTATCTATTTTAATGTTTTCATTATTTTCATAATATAGCTCAAGACAATCTCCTAAATGCATAACAGATTCTCTATCATGATTTCCTGGGACTACCATTACATGAACATCTGCTATCTCAGATAGTTTATCAATGGCTTTAATCATTAGCCTTCTAGCTGTTCTATACATATTTATATGATAGTTGCTATTAAATTGTGGTGTTCCTTTGGTTGTAGCTGGTATGGGCCAATCACCATCAGAGTTCAATAAATCATTTCCTACGATAAATAATATCTTGTCTATATAGTACCCTTGAGCACGATATAAAAGGTGTTCTATGGCGCTAAAAAGACGTTCTTCTGCTATATCAAAACTATATTCATCTCCTTTAATACCTATTTTACCTATATGAAGATCAAATGCAGAGATTTCTAAAAGATGTAAATCCTTTCTATCATCAGGTCTATCTCTTTTAATTTTTGAAACATTTGGTGATAAGTTGCGTAAATCTTCTATAAGATGTTCTTTGATTTGTTTTAAGTTAAGCTCTGGTTTAATTCTTGTTAACCAAGCTTTTGTTCTAAACATAGTGACGGTAATTGGTTTTCTTTCATTATCAAATCCTGTTACCTCATAAGTACCAATATCATATTTATCTACTTCCCACTCATTTTGATCTACACTACACGCTTCTAATAAATCGTCTAAAGATTTAACTCTTGTACAATTTTCTGCTGTAAGAATAGCGCTGTCTTTAGTTTCTTGAAAATTTAAAACTTCTTTTTCTCCAGGCTCTACATCTGGATTTTTTTCTCTTAATCTTCGTGCTACAGTTCTAATTTGTTCATAATTAGTTCCAAATTTTTTTGCTGTGTCTGCGTATTTACTACGCATTAAGTGCGGATTTTCTAAAAGATACTCTCTGATTTGATCATTTAAAGACATATTATAAAGTGTTGGTTATTCCTCAATTCCATAGCCATGCTGGCTTTTGAGCACTAAATTAGTAGCTTTAAGTGTGTGTTTTTTACGACTACCAATTAATTTTCTAACAACTTTACTAACAGTATCTTTATTTAAAAATATTTCTCCTTTGTTTTTTCCTTTAACTACTATATCTTCAATAGTATATTTAAGTCCCTTAGAGTCCTTAAA